GGCCTGATCCCACCATTCTGGCCTAGCTTGGACGCCTTCCTTATAATGCTTCAGCTCTAAGGTGAAGGGAAACGAACCGCTGACCGGGCGCAGATCGCCCAGACCAGCCTGTCTGGTTTGATCTAATATTCTCTCAAACTTTATGCCAAGGGCTTCGTATAGATCTGCCGCCACCTTTAGTTCGTTGCGACTGCCCTTTGCTCTTGAATTAACCATCTGCATCTCCCGATTAGAGCTAAAATAGTTATATGGGAATACATAGTGTTGCAAGAGCATCATCATTTTTTTTCGATTTATGGCTAAATTTTACTTGAACATTATGTATTTTGGCCTTATATAATAATTATCAGACAGACAAAAGGGAGATTATCTGATGACTAAATTGATTGAACTTTATAAAAAACTTTTAGACGCGCAAGAAAAACTGGCTGAAACCCAGCAATATAGCGATTGGTCAAGAAGCGTTGGTGCGTATAAGGCGGCTGAAACAAAGGCAAATCAAAAATTGTTAGAGGGTTGCCGCAAACATCTAGGCCAAAATTATACACAACAAGGCCTGATTAACCTTCTAACCAAATTAAGGGATGCGGCCTAGTGCCGCCCCGAAAGGGAGATTATCTGATGAATGATAATAGGCGAAAAAAAATTGATGAGGTGCTTTTTATGGTCAGAGCCGCCGAGAGAATTACTCAAGATCTGTATGATGATGAGTATGATGCTTGGGATAATTTGCCAGATAATTTAAGGTATTCATCCAATGGCGAGGTTATGGAATTTTCAGTAGAATGTTTGGATCAAGCTGTCGCACATTTAGATAGCTTAATAGATTATCTTGAGGATGCGAAAGTAGATAACTGGGGTGGAAAATCCGCCTTTACAGGGAGATCATCTGATGACTAATTACATTGCTTATTACCGTGTATCAACTCAGCGCCAAGGCCAATCCGGCCTTGGTTTAGACGCCCAGCGTGTAGCTGTTGCGCCATTTGCTGACAAAATTATCTCTGAATATGTTGAGGTAGAGAGCGGCAAAAAGAATGACCGCCCACAATTAGCTGAGGCATTAGCCCACGCCAAGCGCGAAGGCGCCACCTTACTTATCGCCAAGCTCGACCGTCTAGCTCGCAACGTGGCATTCATCGCCAACTTGCTTGAAGCTAATGTCCCAATCACTTGCGCTGATATGCCAGAGGCAGACCGCACTATGCTACAGATGATGTCAGTCTTTGCAGAGTTCGAGGGGCGCCGCATCAGTGAGCGCACCAGAGACGCCCTAGCCGCCGCCAAACGCCGTGGCATCAAGCTGGGCAGTCCTAACCCACACGCAGGCGGTAAAGCCGCTGGTGAGGCTCGCAGGGGCAAGACAGCCACTGTTGCTGTTGAAGCTATGCCCATCATTAAAACATTACGTCAATCCGGCGTGTCGTTTGCGAAGATCGCCGACACCTTGAATGACGCAAGAATACCGTCAGCAATGGGCGGTGTGTGGCACAGCACATCTGTGCGTAACTTAATCAGCCGGGAGCTAACTAATGCCTGATTTTGCAAGACAGACGACCATCTGGGAAATCGAAGAACCCCAGATGTTTTTCCCCACCAAGGGTGAAGCCTACCGCTGGTGGAAAAAAAATTCACCGAAGCCGTGGCGTGAGGTGAAACTTAACCGCCACATATTCTTTAACAAAAGGGAGATTGTCGAATGGCTAAATGCTTAATGAACATAATTCTTGGTGGCTTTGCAGTGCTGTACTGCCTGAGCTGGACTAACATCTTACACCCCACCTATAATTTCTGGGGCGCAATCGCTTACTTTGGGGGAATGTAAAATGGTCGGTAAACTAACACCTGATAATATGATATCAGCATCGCGTATACCTGTATTGCTGGGGCTGTCGCCTTACCAAACGCAGAACGAATTGCTAACTGAAATGATCCAGCGTTATCACGATAAGTTTGAGCCTACGTTTCACGGCAATGAGATTACTGAGTGGGGCGATAGACTTGAGCCTGTCATTCTAAACGAAGCCGCCAAACGTCTGGGCTTACGCAATCATGAGATCCATATAACCAAGCCAGAGTTCCATCCTGATCTGCCATTAGCCGCCAGCCTTGATGGGCTGGGCGTTGCTAATGGCACGATCAAGACGAACGCCGCAAATGGTATATACTGCATGACTGCTGATGAGATAGACATTAGCACGATAGGCGTATTGGAAGCGAAAGTCACCAGCGCTATGCCCGAAGAGATGCCAGCCGCCCATCGTGGCGTATGGCAACTACAGGCACAGATGATGTGTGGCGGTTACAAGTGGGGTGCCATCTGCGTTCTATACCGGGGCATCGAAATGCGGATCTTTGTTTATGAAGCTGATGCGGTCATGCAAAAACGCATCGAGGATGCCATCCTAAACTTTGAGAAGCGCCGCAAGACAGGTGACGTCTATCCTGTCCTAACGTCTGACGATGGCAACGCGGCGTACCCCTACGCCGAACCAGACGCAGATCCATTGGATCTAAACGATCAGCCGGATGCGCTGACAGCGTTTGAAGATCTGATGCTAGCCAAAGAGGCCAAGCGGCAAGCCGAAGCTGACATCGATATGGCTGAAGCGACCATCAAAGAATATATGGGCAACCACGATCAGGCTCATATCAATATCGGTCTATCTCGCTATCAGATCAAATGGCCTATGCGCCGCACCAAAGCACAGCCAGAAAAGGTTGTGCCTGCCAAGCCGGAAGCCACTGTCCGGCAGAAGACACTCAGCATTAAAGAGCTGTAGGAAAGGGGGCATAAGCCCCCTTTTTTATTTCTTAGCTTTGATGCTATCCACTACGCCGCCACCAAAATAAAATGTCAAGATAATCAGCATAGCGTAATTAATGCTAAACTGTTCCATTACCTTGGTCACTGCGTCTGGATCACCAAATCCAGATATCGTCATGCCTAGCACAATGAGATAGCTACCCAGAAATGTGCCGCCAAACATCAGCGCAAGATAACGCTGTGCAATTTTGAACGGCGCATAAGCGCCCATCAAATCTATCTTTGCTTTGCTCTTAGCTTTAATCTCTTCTTCGGTGCTGGTGTGCATATCATCAATAAGGTCTAACCCTTTCTTGATAACATCACCGCCGCCTAGAATACTGTTTAATACGTTTAACATTTAATAACTCCATATATTAGGACGAGGCCCACCAGTGAACGTATCCAAATGCAAGAACCGACCGCCGCCAGACTGACTGACACCGATCCCGGTGAAACCGTGCTTCATTGCCAGCGCCATAATCCGATACGCCTGCTGACCATCACACGCTATGTCCACCGCAACACCCCTTGTATGCGTCCCCGGACGCCCCTTGCTGGCCTCAACAGGGTGGCTGGTGTCTCTATACCCAGACGTCACTGTCATCGCCTCAGCAAGCTCTGAGCGCAATGCCTGTAGCTTATCCATAAAGCCACTGTCCATTGCACACTTGCCAGTGTGACTACACTTAAATTCATCCTCACTAAAATTAGGATACCTTGACCAATCCATTTCGCGCCTCGATGATTTCAATCGCATACTTAAAGCTGTCGATTTCGTTTTCCAGATCCTCAAACCAACTCCGGGTGCATCGCTTCGTAAATTGTTGCACCTGTTCTGTGGCTAGATATTTGACCCGGCGCTGATCGACAGCAACCAGCGCCATCATATCGAATTGCTGGATTGATGGCAATTTCTTTGACTTAGATCCAGACCCTAGCTGGAATTGATAGCCGCCCTTGTTGTAGGCATAAGCGCTGGCAGACTTAACTTGAACCCGGATATATGTGCGGTCATCCCAAGCCAGCAGATCCACGCCGTCCTGTTGCGTCATCCCGACACGCCAACCCATAGACAGAATGGATGCGGCGGCAATGTGTTCACCAATAAGACCAACGGTTGTGGCTGTTATCATTTATCCTCTGAGGAAATAAACTGCCGTTCCTACGATACTAACAAATAGTATAGTAGCGATAAACCCTACAAATATCTCAGTAAAAAATTCCTTGCGCCGTTCCGCTTTCAGCTCTGCCTCGCGGCGCTCTTTCCTAGCTTCAGCTTGGAACGCCTGCCAATCTGACCAAAGCCCCGGCCTGCCCGAATAGATCATAATCTCTTTGAGGTCTTTTTCGTATTGCTTGATTTGTTCTAGCGCGAGGAAGGCTTGCAGATCTGACTGGTTAGCGGCGGCCTTATTCTTGCCACGAACCCTTTTCTCTAGGTCTTCCTTGGCTGACGCAAAAGACGCAATGGCAGACCCAGCTCTAGCAATATCCCCGGCATTGCTGACAGCTTGCTTGATTACAGCGAAGGCGGCGTTAGCGGCGGCAAGTTCAGCTAACATCAGAATATCTCCACAAGGCTAGGGTCATATGCTTGAGGCACACAGTATGTCGTAACCCTATCTCTTGGGTCAATGAAATCTATATGGCTGTAGTTACCGTGTCGCTGAGAAAGACGAGATGCAAAATAAAGACAATCGTCCACATTATAAAATCGGAGATTTGTATCAACAGGCCGTCTAGCATCACCTGTTCCCAGATACATCACTAACGAAAAAGCTACTACCAGATTGGACATTACACATTACTGCCTCGATTAAAACACTGGTACGACCAATACCCCACATCGTATTCTTGATAGAGGTGGCTCATATTTGCTTTAGCCTCTTCGTAATTTGGGCAATAATCTAATTCGTATGGCTTAATCACAAACGTCATCTGTTGTGTCAGGATAACAAAGATGACTAGGAACTGGCTCACTTCTCCATCAGCCTGTGAAGCAAGTCTTCTAGCCGACCAAACCTATCTTCAATGCGACCCATCATAGATGACATCTCATCCTTGTGGATGAAGGTTTCTCTGGTGGAATTAATGCGTTCCTCAAGCCGCCCAACCCTAGCAGTCAGGTGATTGATATACCAACCACCACCAGCGATTATAACACCTATTAGAACATCAGCTAAGAAACCCATTTCCATTGTTACCACCCTGCTGGAGTTTTGCCTACAATCGGCGGCGTGATAAGATTGTCTAACTGTTGACTTAGCATCGCCTGTAACTCTTCTTCAGTCTTGTCCAGACTTGCCAGCACCCAGCCCTTTACCTGTTCTTTGGTCAGGCTGTCAAACGCTGTGAAGCTGTCGGCGTTTGCCTCGCCAACACCAGCACTGCCATATGCGCTGACAGAAAGCGGTGCGCCTTCTGCGTTCGTGGCTGTGTCGTGCGTTGCCGTTAGACGCCAGTGAATAGCTTTGGCTACATCTGTTAAGTCACCCTCTGTTGGGGCAGTGTCGATTTGTGGGAAATCCCAAGTGTAGGTTGCCATCATTTACTCCTATATATAAGGGCTTTCGCCTAGGATACCAGCATCCCAAGCCGCTTTGAGTTCGTCAATCGTTGTCGCCGCACCAATCGCCGATGACGCTGGTGCATCACGCAGTGCCTGTTTGTCAGCCACAATCTGCGTAGTGTCTGCGCTGGTTTCCAATGCCTTCATATAACTGGCATCCAAAGCCTCAAGCAGAGGCTTGCGAACCTCACGCACCTTGTCCTTGAAAATCTCTTTTGCCTTGTCTAGGTCTTCGCTAATCACATTGCCTGACAGTGACCACGCTCCGCGAAAGTCACGATTTGCTGGGATAGTTACATCAGCCGCATTAGCTTCGTTGCCATCCTTGTCAATAATAAATGTATCCATTGTAATATCCTACGCCGCTAGTTGTACATCATCAGCAATACGCCACGCATTGCGCCACGTTCTTGTTTCAGGCAGTTGTTCTTTCTTGCAGATAACCATCTTGGGGCGGTTGCCCTCATTCCAGCTTTGCCAAACGTGCTGAGGCACATCTTTCATAATTAAGTATTCGATAGCCTGTTCTTCTGTCATCGCTGGCATTGGCTCAGTCTCATGCAACAGGTAGCCACGAGTATGTTTCTTAAAATCAGGTTGTGCTTCATCTTCAGCCAACTCGTGGTACACCCACACTGGCGGTAGGATGCCGCCTTGTAGCGCACACGCCATCCAGTTAGGGTCAGGCACAAGTATCTTGGCGCACTCGTCCACGCTGTCCTCATAGACAACACAGTAGTCAGACTGCACACCGTCTAGGTTCTCTTTAGCCCAGCACAGTCGGTCAAACAGATGAGTGCCTTTGAAATCAGGTGTCTGCATTATGCGAGGTCTCCTGAGATTGTAACGGCAATACCAGCATTGTCCACACTTGTACCGCTTGAGTTTCTTGCGCCTACATTTGCATATGAAGCATTGTAAGAAAAATTTTCCCCATAGCGTCCTGTGTCTGCACTATAACCTGCTGTTACTTGTGATGAGAAATCAGCATTGCCCATAGCATTAGTAAAGTTTACATCGTAATTACCTGTGCCATTATCATCTAAGCTAGAAACATTAAAACTGTCACGAGCCGCAATAGTGCCTGTTCCATTAAAGTTAACCCAAGACTTTGCGCTTCCATTCATCACATGATTGACTGCGGCTGGTGCTAGTGTGTTAGCCATTACTTAGCCTCCAATTCTGCGACACGTTCTTTCAGTGTCTTGATTTCATTTACAGCATCCTGCAATGCCGCTACTAGCACAGGCGTGATGCGTCCATAATCCATAGACCACATATCATCTTCACTGTCGCCCTTGCTCACGGCCTCTGGCACAATCTCTGCCATCTCCTGTGCGATAAAGCCAACCACCGCATCAGCGTCAGGGTCTGCCTTCCACTTGTGGGTGACAGCGTTCATAGCCATCAGTTTGTCGGTGGCATCAGCGATAGGTGCGATGTCAGTCTTCAGGCGAATGTCTGATGTGGTGTTGTAGGTTGTGCCTGA